TGCCGCAAGTCCCTTGGCAGCATCATTGTGTGCACCCTTTTCTTTTATCGGCATAGCCCACACGATCATTTTATTCATGTCAACATTGTCGAACTCGAATTCAATGTATACACAATATTTATCAGCGGGCTCAACCGGGACATGCAGCTTTATTGGTTTTGCATGTTCCCAAATGTCTGCAACCGAGCTTGCTTCACACATACCGCCATATCTTTCAAATATGACTTGCTGTAAAACTCTTCCGGAGTCAGGACGTCCCATCATGTTTGAGAATATATTGATCGATTCGAGTTGCTTCTTCGTAATGCGATTCTTTTTATCGCATACAAACCAGCAATCGAGATACAATGAATATTCTTCACCTTTGCGTTCACCGAAATGAACTTTTACGGAAGAAGGAACTCTCGGATCATTGATCGGAATCTTATCGAAACCGAACAAACCTTCTTGAACAACATAGTCCATGTATTCTTGATAGTTCCGTTCAGCAATGCTGTAACAACGACCCTCAAACACTCCACGAGTTTCACGTCCCAATGGACGAGTCGTTTCAAGCGCTTCCTGATAGAAATCATTGAGGGTTTTCATTTGACTGTAATCAGATTCCTGAACAGTTGCATCCATCGGAACATCAACAACGCGATTGTCCAGAAGATTCAGTTCAACAGACGTGATCTCGATATCATCAGCAAGAGGAATATCGACATTTGCGAATTGACGCGGGCCGTTTGTGATCGTACCATTCATGGTCAAATCATCAAACTCTTGGAAGAGATGTGCACATTCCAGCACAGCTTCATCCATCAGCTGCTCCTGCACTGCGTCTTCCTGCAGTGAAGGATTCATTTCTTGCAGCTGTTGCTTAATGTACTCAAGCATTTACTATCGCTCCTTTTCATAAATTTTTTAATGAAATGAAAACATACATTGTTTTCAAGAACGGCGAGGATATACGTTTACAAGATGACACCGAATACTTCCAGAAAGATCTCTGAAACCATATCTGGAGTTAACTCTTGGATACCGATGTCTTCTAATTCCATACCCTCTTCTAGTGTAACACCATTGATTGAGGGCTTGTTTTCGAGATCTTCGTAATTCATTCATATCACCTCTTGAAAGGAGCAAATTTCATGAACCCATATCATGCATATTTAAACTCCATATTTGAAATGTATATGCAGACACATCCGGACGCAAATCCGGATAAAGTGAAACAGCATATACAAAATTTGACCGATCAGCATTTCAAAGACATCCCGTGTAATCTACACAACAATCTTACAGACGAACGCGTTGACACGACTGTCTGCAATGTATTTGATTGGATAGATCAACGACAACCGATCATTTCTGGTAATGCAACATTCTTCAAGCAACATGAAGAGCAGTTGGCTCCGATTGTTACCATGCTGGAGACTCTTCAAAAAGAAAGAAAAGCCGTCAAGAAAGAAATGTACAAATACGACAAAAAGTCAGTTGAGTATGCTTTGTTGAATACTGAACAAGGATCAATCAAGGTCATTATGAACGCCGACTACGGCGGGTCTGGAACGACGTTGTCTGCATTCTATTCGTGCTACATTCCACCGGCAACAACCGGATCGGCACGTGTAATGACCACGACCTTAATCTGCTGTTTGGAAATGCTGACTGGCAATAAGGATAAGTGGGCAAAGATCCAATCAATCAATGGATTGTATGATTTCATTCATGTTGTATTGACAGATACGGAAGAACGTGAATTGATTCATGATAAATATTCCGTGGATGATGTCGTTTCCCAGTTGATGTCGTTTGTGTTGCATTTCACTACCAGAGATGTTGAGGTATTAAAAATGTATATCTCAACATTGACAGATGATCAACGAACAAAGCTGATGCTGGCATTCAATGTCAAATTGGTGTTGCGTCAATATGTTGCAAACGAAGTTGCTGAAGCAATGGCATATCTGAAATCCCATAAACTGGATCTGAATAACATCACAAAAGAAACGCTTCAAACTTCCGGATTTGGTTTGGAAGTACCGCCTGAGATTGCTGCACCGGTAGCAAGAATCAATAAGATCGTTGCTGATAACTGTTGTTATCCATTCATATTGAACGATAATGAAGTTAGAGCAAATGAGATGCAGCGTCAGATTGTTTGTGTTACAGACACAGATTCGTTGATGGTTCATTTCGCACATTATCTGGATGAGTTCCAAGCACATGTTCCAGACTTCCGTGATAGTTGTCTGATTGCAACAGCACTGGGTATGCGTCTATTTGTTGAAACGATCATTCCTCGAATGGTTGTGTATTTAACGAAAGGATGCAATATTAAAGACAAATACTATTCTGACAAGTTTGTGTTCAAGAATGAGTTTGGATTCTTGGCAATGGCATTGATCGCGAAGAAAATGTATGCTTCATCAATGTTTGTTCAGGAAGGAAATCCAAGAGATATTCATGACATTGCTGTGTCAGGATTGTCATTCAAGAAGAGAGACTCTGCAGAATTTCTGGAACCGATCATGGTGAATCTATACGACAAATATGTGTTGACGAATAATCATGTACGCCCCGATAGCATTCTGGATGAATATGATGCACTGCGACATAAAATCCTGAGTGAATTGGATCAGCACACAGGATATTATCAGGTACAGAGTATCAAGGATGTTTCCGCATATTCTGCTGATAAGGTTCTCCCTGAACAGATGCGTGGTGCATTGGTCTGGAATGCAGTCATGCCTGATGAACAGCTTCTCCCGATGGATCGTGTTATCGTGGTTCGTTTATCATTTGATCTGATGCGGCAATATGCTTCCACCAATCCAAAGATTGCGGAAGTGCTACGACTGTCATTGGTCAATAATGAAAAGGAAAAAACTGTTCCATTCATATGTTTACCGGAGAACTACAAGGAGCTGCCTGATTGGGTCAAACCGATCATTGATAAAGAAGGAACGACTGATCGTTTGCTGACACCTTGCAAACAGCTGTTGAGTTTGTTCGATATCATGGTTGCTGAAACCAAAGCTGGCATGGTTCCGTCAAGAATGATCTATTTATAAAGAAAGGGGGTGTGCTCATATGGATGAGCTGTATGTATGGTTAGAGTCATACGGTGGTACATCATACGATCTCACAAGTACAATCTATTCGATTGAAGCAACTCTTCCATTTGTCTCACCATTCGATTGGAGAACATCAATCGAAAATGTACTGGACCAAATGGATGAAGCAGTCGACATCATTGAGAAGTATGGTAAAAATCTACCAGATAATCTTCCAAGCAAACAGATTGCAAAACGCATGTTCGTAATGGATGTTCTTTCGAAACTGGTCGAGAATGTCCGTGCAGTGTGTCGCGAGATGGGTCTCGATATTGATGATATCACGACAATCGACAAACTTAGAAATGTCGTACTGGCAATGTCTGAGTTGATTGATATGTTTATCAACAATACAATCGAAACGATTCAAAAAGAAGATTTGTTCGAGAAACATGAGGATGACAATGATGATTCATTCCAGAACATTCTTGATGTTGACGAACGAGATATTGTACAACTTTCATACAATGTTGCACAGATCAGAGACACATATTTTATGTCGTTAGATGATGACTCTGACGAACAATAATATTGTTTCGGAGTTTAACATCACTATACCACATTTTATGCATGAGGAGGATAAAAGCATGTCTTTCCAAAGTAACAACTTCGGAGGAAACTCCAACAATCAGCAAGATGGTGAGAAAAAGCGCACCAACTTCCGTCTCGGTCGGTTCTATGGTTCCGATGGTATTCTCGATCTGTCCATCTGGATCTCGAACTCCGCAGTATACACAATCTTCCAGATCAAGTCTGCTGTCGGCAAGGACCCGTCTACTGGTATGAATGTGTATGAAAACAAGGCTCCGGCAGAAATCCCGCGTGTATTCATGAATCCAGAAAACCTCAGAGCGCTCATTGAGTCGAACAAGGCTGGACTGGATACAATCGACATCTCTCCGAAGAAGGGTTCACGATTCCTTGCAACAGGTCTTGTCAACGGATCCCAGATCAAGATCACGATCACGGAAGAGAAGCACCCGAAGCCGCGTGAAATCACTTTTGATGCAATTCCTGTCGGCAACACCAATGTTCAGAACGGTAACTGGAAGAACATGATGGACATTCTGCAGATTGCATTGAAGAAAGCTCTCACAACAAAGCTGAACCCGGACGAGTTCGGTGACGTTTCTGGCAGCAATGAAGACGACCTCCCAATCTAACATACTCGATTGGTCTTTCATTGGAAAAGAAGGGTTGATCATCCAATTCGAAGACCTTGTATCGTTTATCGGCTGGAACGCCTCTGAGTATATTAACAATGCTCAGGGGCGTCCCGTCTCTAAAACGAAGGATGAACGTCTGGTTGAATACATTAACCGTACAGACTATGACATCCCGAAGTATGTGAAGGAAACCACCGGTGTTGACACCACCATGGAACAATTGATCAACTCAAAACATGCAACTCCGCCAAATGTGTTATATGCGTTCAGAATGTTCAAGGCTGCCGTGGACAACGGTTTGAAAAACTTGATGATACATTCAAATGTATATTCGCAATTGTTGGAAGTGTATGTAAAGTCGGCTTTGCCATATGCAAGATATGTACACGGGGATATAGTCCCCGTGTTAAAAGACAATCCTAACTGCACATACACGACTTCCGATCCCGCAAACATACGCAAGTGTGTTGATGTCGGAGTGCCGTTTGCATTGACAATTTGTGATGACTTCATGTATGTAGCACCCGTCGTCACTGACGACAAATTACTGAATCAACTGAAAGAACAGAATGTGTTTGTTCAATATACAAGCATCATGGGAAGTGGTTTGGTTCGGTAATATATCACTCGCACGAAAGGGAGGAACAATGTGAAAGAACCGGTAAACAAAACCATGTTGTACTTGTATGATCCGGAAGCGGAATACACGTACAACGCAGCACACGGTACTGTGTATGAGTACAATGGTTTCCCGACTGGATGGAACGGTCGAAAATATAAGAAGACTCGATTCATCGGATGGGAACCGATCCCTGAAGATATCATTATTCGCCATGCGGGTTCACAGATCTTTGTGAACTTCTCTGCATTGTTCCCTGATAATGTTATCGATCCTGCGATTCAGTTGTTCCAAATGAGAACCAGAAGACTTGATTTACAGAATCTGATTTGCGAACAGATCAATTTCTTCACAGCGTTGTATGATGATGATAATGATCTGATCACAAGTATGCTGGTTGCAAAATATTTAACGGACTCCCAGACATATACAATCGTGACATTTAATGAGTTCCAAAAGCAGCTGTTCGAGATTCTGTTCCCTGAAAGAACAATTGCAAAGATCAGAAAGATGGTTGAAGAGAACGACGTTGGAGACGATGTCAAAGGTTTGTTCCCAGAGGATATGCCCCGTGATATCTTCATGGTATCTTTCATGATCAAAGTTATGCACATCTTCATTGAGCATTTCATCATTTCCACAGGTAACTCACCAAAGGATTTGTATGAACTGTTCGCCACAGCGTTCACCAACATCATGAACCATATCAACCCGAACATTTATGTTCTGTTGTATGATTACGTCCACAATTCAGTCATGCAGAGTTGCTCATCGAACTCAAATATCTATGATATGCAGGCGATCGATGGTGTCACAATTCCGACAACGACACTGTATGTCATGCGTAAAAGTCTGCTCTGTGATGGATTGATCAAACTGACATTTGCATCTGCGTGGGATAAGATCAACAAACGCCCTACGTATTCTTGTGTCGGTCTGATCAAGGCAATCATCACACAAGCATCTTTTGTGACACGCAAGGTTCAGCTGAGATATTCGCTGGTCAATGTGGATGATGTATCACAGCTTCTCTCTGATCAGATTTCCACAAATTCACCAATCTCAATGATTCGTTCATTCAATCCTGGTGAATACTGTTGCATGTTCATGGATCTGAATTCCATAATTGCTCAAATTGCATTGGAAGCTGATCTGTCCCCTCTCGATTTCTATCTTAAGAATCTGCCACAGATGAATGATCTCTCGAAGATGTTAATTGAATCTGTGTTATACAATAAATTCCATTCATCTTTGTCAATCAATACATTGTCGATGAAGCAAAAGTATATCCTGCTGCTGTATGTCAGAAGCGTTGTCATGCAGTTATATTCACTATCTGAATCCTCAACAACAGGAAGTGCGCTCATCAACATGTTGACTGCAAAGACAGTAAACCATACAACCAAAACACTGACCCAGAAGGATTTGAATTCTGTCAAGAAGTATGTGAAGCTCAATAATCTGAAAGCATATCTCCTGTCAGATAACAATGTGAATGCGTTTGTGGAATCAATCATGCACACTGTATTGTCATCATATACTATCGTCAATCACAACGATCCAAATCTTCTCGATGTATCGTTGCAGTATGATGCTAATACAATGACACTTGATCTGCTGGATATGTGTGTCAGGTTGTTTGATTATATTGCCCAACCTCAAGCGTCATAAAGAAAGGAGTGTGATGTTGTATGCGAGCTGAAAGAATCAATATGAACATTGAATATCTTGCAGACTTAGCAACACATAATGGGTTTCGTATTGAGAATGAGGATCAGTATTCACCAACGAATGTTGATGCATGGGTAAACTCTCAGAAGTTTACAGATGTTGAATACAGATGTGATTGTGGTGCATTCACAGGTCAAGAGTTCATTGGTCAAACATGCCCACGCTGCCATACGGAAATCATGTTACATTCTCTGAACTTCGGTTATACCGGATGGATTCCGCTGAATGGTCACCATGTGATCACCCCAGTATATTATGTTATGCTGAAGCGTGTCCTTGGCACACAGCTGCTGCGGTATATACTCGGTGATTATAAAGAGAAGCAAAACATCAAGTACAATGAAAATGACACCGGTGCATCATCTGAAGAAAAGATCAAAAAGCGTGCAGGAAGAATTGCTGCAGATGATATTCGTGCAATCGAAGCAAAAGTTCCGAAGTCCAAGCGTATGTATAAAGGACTTGGTCATGACGGATTTTATGCAAGATTCGAAGAAGTCATGCGAGCATGTGCACCTAAGAATGATCCTGAAACCGAGATCCTGATTCAGGAGAAGGATGCTGTATTTACAACACAGATCCCGGTATATTCTACGGCATTCCGCCCAGTGTCCAAGACTTCAGAGACCAAGTATTACCCGAAGATCAATAAACCGATTGCGATGATGATCTCGGTTGCTTGTAAGATGGAAAACATGCAGCTGGATCTTGAATACATCCAGGCATTGAACTATATTCAGAAATGTTGGATGGATGCAGTTGAACATCTGATCAAGAATGAAATCTCAAAGAAAGAGGGTTTCGTTCGTTCAGAAATCGTCGGCGGTGGTTTCCTGTATTCTGGAAGATGTGTTATCACCTTTGACAATACATTGGATGTTGACGAAGTTGATCTTCCGTATTCGATGGTGTTGACAGCATTCCAGTTCCGCATCACAAGAATGCTTGCAGTACGCTATAACATGACACTGGAACAAGCGTATCTCTTTGTCAATACCAATGAACAGAATGAACTGGTTCGTTCGTTGCTTGACGAAATCATGGAGACACCCCAATGGATTATCTATCTTCGTGAACCGACGAACAATATTGCATCAATCGTATTGGCGAAGATCCGTCGATACAAGATTGGTGATGACACAATGTCCGTCCCTCCTGAACCACTGAGAGGTTTGAATGCAGACTTCGATGGAGATGCATTGGATATCTTGTTCCTTCCGGATCAACTGGTTCCGATGTTTATGTCGTTCCATTATTCCTGTATGATTGATTACGTCAATGAACGTATTCGGCTGGAATTGAAAGAGTGGAATGACATCGCAATTGGTAGAATGACTGA